TTTCCAAGTGTGAGGAAATTTGAAAATATTTTTTTACAATTTTTGATAGAAAGGAGTGATATTTTTAGTTGAAAAAAATCCCAACAGAAGAAACAATTTATAAAGATACGATTGCACAAATGAAACAGTTAAAAACCTATAACTATGCCTTTAATCGGCTAGTACGAATTTATGCAGGAATGGTCCGACAATATTATGAAGCTCTGAAAGTTTGGGAAGAAGAAGGTTCTCCAATTTCAACGCTAAGTGCGTCGAACTCAACTAAAAAACATCCTGCTTTAGATCAAATCGAAAAATTAAGAAAAGATATCTTATCTTATTCAAATCAACTCATGCTGAACCCGAAAAGTCAAAGAGATTCTGAAACTAAACCAGAAGAAAAAACTTCACCGTTTGCTCTATTTATGAGTCAGAGTGGCGGTGGTGGAAGTGGATAATTTTGAAACTGCCGTTCAATGGTCAAAGGATGTTATTTCAGGCAAAACTCTTGCGAATATTGAACAGAAACAAGCGGCTCAACGATTTTTAGATGACCTTGAATCTGATAAGTGGGATTTTAAACATCATCAGTTTGATTTCGTGATTGGATTAATTGAAGGAACAATCGTACACGTTCAAGGAGAAAATAAAGAAGGGGTATCTTATAAAGATACTCCGATGTATTTGCAAGCATGGCAAAAGTTTGTCTGTGTAAACTTATTTGGATTTTTTGAAAAGGGTACAAATATTAGGCGTTTCAATGAGGCGCTTATTTTTTTACCTCGTAAGCAAGGGAAAACTGCATTTGCCGCTTCATTAACTTGGGCAAAAAATATTGTTGACCGAGCAAGTGGTAGTAAGACTTATATTGTTGCCAACTCTTTAAAGCAAACACAAGAAAGTTTTGGTTTCCTCACCTACAACGTTGAGAAAATACGTAATGACGTCAAAAAAATGCGCATTCGTGATAATAACCAAGAACATTCTGTCCATGTTGATTTTGGAGATGGCTACTGCGATATTTTTGCTATCGCCAATCAAGACGACAAACTAGACTCTTTGAACGGTAATGCCTTAATCCTTGATGAAATTCACTCATGGAAAAAGGCTGGCGCAAAAAAATACATCTTGATGAAAAACTCTCAGAAAGCTTATCGAAATAAGTTGCTTATGGGGATTTCAACCGCTGGGGATATTGCTAATGGGTTTCTTGCGCAGCGGGTAACTACTTTGAAAAAAGTCTTATCTGGTACCATTAAAGATAAAGCTTATGATTCATACTTTATTTTTCTATGTACTGCTGAACAAGATGAAAAAGGGAATATCATTAATCCAGTTACAAGAGAAATTACCACAATTGATGATCCAGAGGTTTTAGCTTCAGTTACTCCATCACTTGATGTAACAGTAACTTTAGATGATTTAATCACCGAAGCAAGACAAGCATTACTTGAACCTCAACTTAAAGCTGAGTTCCTAAATAAGTCACTTAATATTTTTACTAATTCAATGGATGCTTACTTTGATATTGACGAGTTTAGATTTTCTAATAAGCAGCATTCTTGGACAATGGAGGAATTATCAAAACTACCAATCACTTGGTATGGGGGAGCTGACCTTTCTAAAATGCACGACTTGACCGCTTCAGCGCTATATGGAAATTATGAGTATAAAGGTAAATCAATTGATATTGTTATTACTCATGCATTCTTTCCAAAATCTAGAGCAATTGAAAAAGCACAAGAAGATGACATTCCTTTATTTGAATGGCAAGAAGAAGGTTGGGCGACACTATCTAATACGGAAACCGTTCTTTATGATGACATTGTAAAATGGTTCATGGAAATGCGAGATAAGGGATTTAAGATAAAATCAGTCCATTTTGATAAAAAGTTTGGTCGTGAATTTTTCATGATGATGAAAAAACAAAAATTCAAAATGGTTGATGCTCCTCAACAATTCTGGAAAAAATCAGAAGGATTTCGGAGAATTGAATTTAAGGCTAAAAATAAAGAATTATATTATGTGAATAATATGGCCTATGAGTATTGTGTTGCCAATGTGAAAGCAATTGAAAAAACAGATGATGCGATTCAATTTGAAAAAGTAATGCCTAACCAAAGGATTGACTTATTTGATGCTTCAGTATTTGCAAGTCGTGGAATGCTTGAAGAAAAAGAACAAAAGAGTAAAAAAGATGCCTGGGGTATCGGAAATTAGGAAGGATAAAAATTTGAAGTTTTTTAATAACAAAAGAAGTCCAACAGAAGAATCAAAAGCAACTGAGCCCGAAGAGGTGATTCCAGAAGTAAAAGATGAAATACCCAAAGCGCCACAAGTTGTAATGACTTTGCCCAATTTTTTTAAAGAATTAATTTCGGACGGTTACACAAAATTATCTGACAGCCCAGAAGTTAGAATGGCTGTAGATTGTATCGCTGATTTAGTTTCAAATATGACAATTCAACTCATGCAGAATGGCGAAACAGGAGACAAGCGGATAAAAAATGACTTGTCACGAGTGGTAGATATTGAGCCAAATAAATATTTATCGAGAAAAACGTTCATTCAATGGTTAGTACGTTCTATGCTTTTAGAAGGAAATGGAAATGCAGTAGTAAAACCACAAGTAAGCGGCGATAAAATTATTGGATTAACTCCTATTTCTCCTTATAAAGTGACATTTAATGTGAGTGATGATGATTTAGATTATTCAATAACGTTTGATAATAAAGAATATGACCCCAGTACCTTGCTTCATTTTATTTTAAATCCATCAATTGAACGTCCGTTTATTGGAACGGGATATAAAGTGGCTTTAAAAGATATCGTTGGTAACTTGAAACAAGCAAGCGTCACAAAAAAAGGGTTCATGGCAAGTGAATATATGCCAAATCTTATTGTTTCGGTCGATTCAGATTCTGATGAACTATCTGATGAAGAAGGACGTGAGAACTTTGAAGAAATGTACCTTAAACGTAAAGAAGCTGGCAAACCGTGGATTATTCCAGAAGGTATGGTTAATGTTCAACAAATTAAACCATTAACTTTGAATGATTTAGCGATTAATGATGCGGTAACTTTGGATAAAAAAACGGTAGCGGGTATTTTTGGAGTTCCTGCCTTTTTATTAGGGGTTGGAACTTATAACAAAGATGAGTTCAATAATTTCATAAATACAAAAATTATGTCAATCGCTCAAGTTATCCAACAGACTTACAATAAATTAATTGTTGAAGAAGATATGTATTTCTCACTCAATCCGCGAAGCCTTTATAATTACTCACTGACAGAAATGGTAAGTGCTGGTGCGCAGATGACACAACTTAATGCACTAAGAAGGAATGAATTTAGAAATTGGGTGGGAATGCCTCCTGATGCTGAAATGGATGATTTACTTGTTTTGGAAAATTATTTACAGCAGAAGGATTTAGTGAACCAGAAAAAACTCATTCAAGATGAAACTTAGAAAGGAGGTGAAAAATGGAAAAAAGAAAAAATTACCAAGTTAGAAACTTTAGAAGTCTTGATTTAAACGCAAATGATGAAGCCGCTGAAAAAATAATCAGTGGTTATTTTATTGTCTTTAATTCAGAAACAGAACTTTACGAAGGCTGCTTTGAAGAAATCGCCCCAGAAAGTTTTGACAATGTTGATTTATCCGATGTCCGGGCTTTAATTGACCATGAAACTTCAAAAGTTCTTGGTCGAACGAAACCTGGAACATTGACACTTTCTGTTGATGCGAAAGGTGTCTATGGAGAAATAAAAGTCAATGAGAACGATACTGAAGCAATGAATTTATATTCTCGTGTTCAACGTGGGGATGTTGACCAGTGTTCATTTGGTTTCAGTATTCTTGATGAAGCAATGGAAACTCGTGATGATGGTTCTTACAAGTTCACGATTAAAGCAATTGAATTATTTGAAGTTTCAGTTGTGACATTCCCAGCGTATGCTGACACAGCAGTAGAAGCACGTAGCAAACAAATAGAAAATATGGAAAAACGAGAACTTCTCGCTAAAAAATCCAAATTGGAGGAAAAATTAAATGGCCTTAAAACAACTTATTTTGAATAAACAAATCAAAGAACGTTCAAGTGAAATTGATAAATTACTTTCTCAACGTTCTGACCTAGAAAAACAAGAAAATGACTTGGAACGAGCGTTGGAAGAAGCCAAGACAGATGAAGAAATTTCAACTGTCAGTGATTCAGCCGATGACTTAGAAAAACAAGTCAAAGATTTAGATGAAAAAATTGCAAAATTGCAAAAAGAAAAACAAGACCTTGAAGATGAATTAGCTAAAGCTGCTGATCCTACTGACCAAAAACCTAAAGATGGAGAAGAACGAAAAATGAAAAAATTTAAAGTGACTGAGGAAGAATTAGCTGAAAAACGCTCAGCAATCAATGCATTTGTTAAATCTAAAGGCACTGAAAAACGTGATGGTTTTACTTCTGTTGAAGGCGGGGCTTTGATTCCGCAAGAACTCTTGCAACCACAACTTGAACCAAAAGATATTGTTGACCTTTCAAAATATGTTCGTTCAGTACCTGTTAATTCAGGAAGTGGTAAATTCCCAGTGATTTCTAAATCAGGTTCTAAAATGGTAACTGTTCAAGAACTAGAAAAAAATCCAAAACTTGCAAACCCAAAAATGGTTGAAATTGATTACTCTGTTGCCACTCGTCGTGGATATATTCCAATTTCGCAAGAAATGATTGATGATGCAAGCTACGACGTAACAGGATTGATTGCAGACGAAATTCAAGACCAATCGTTGAACACTAAAAATGCTGATATTGCAGCAGTTCTTAAGACAGCGACTGCTAAATCAGTAGTTGGTGTAGACGGCTTGAAAGACTTGATTAATAAAGAAATCAAGAAAGTATATGATGTAAAATTATTTATCTCAGCTTCAATGTATTCAGAATTAGATAAACTCAAAGATAAAAACGGTCGCTACCTTCTACAAGATTCAATCACAGCAGCAAGTGGTAAACAATTGCTTGGAAAAGAAGTTGTTGTACTCGATGATGATGTGATTGGTAAATCTGTTGGAAATATTGTTGGATTTATTGGAGATGCCAAGGCATTCGCTTCATTCTTTGACCGTAAGCAAGTTTCAGTTGCATGGGTAGATAACAATATCTATGGTCAATTACTAGCTGGCATCATTCGTTATGATGTCAAAGCAACCGATAAAAAAGCTGGTTTCTATGTAACGTTTACCATTGGTTAAAATGATAAAACTACAACAACTACAACTAGACACGATTAAAAATAGGATAGGATAATGAAATTTTTATTTGCACAACCAGCTAAAAAAAGATTTGCTTGGGAATTGCATACTGTGATTAATAGTTTGTCTAAATTGGGGGTGGATAAAAAAGACATTATCCTTTTATTTGCTAAAGAAGATGATTCTGTATTAATGGAATTTAATGATTGTAAAGTCTATTCATATGAAGATGATAGATTTGATAAGTCTTATATCCCAAGTATTAAACCTTATTTATTTTATAGATATTTAAGTGAAGATTCTGAAAGAGAGAATGAAACCTATGTTTATCTTGATTCTGATACTGTTATTCTCGATTTAGAAGCGTTTAAAGTTCCAGTTACAAAAAGTAGATGGTATTGCTCAGACACTATTGGTTACATTGGGCTAGATTATATTAAATCTGTCACTAATTCATCTCGAACGCTTGAAGTAATGACAGATGCGATAAAAGTACCAATCGAATGGTTAGAATCTATTCAAAATAACTCAGGAGGTGCCCAATGGGTAATTAAAAATCCTAGAGCTGGATATTGGCATGATGTTTATGTTAATTCTATTGTTCTTTATAGAGCAATTTCTCCACTTGATACGTCACTTCAAAAATGGACGGCCGAAATGTGGGCCCAACTTTGGACAATGTATCATTATGGAATCACACCAAAAGTAAGCAAGAAATTAGATTTTGCTTGGTCAACTGATGATGAACTAGGAAACAAAAAGATTATTCATAATGCTGGGGTAACTGAGGATATGGACTTGTTTTTCAAAGGAATATATCTTGATACTCCGCCACTTGAAGCTTTAAATCAAGAATCCGGTAAGGTATCTGATCGCTATGTTCAAATCGTGAAGGAGGCAAATTATGGATGAAGATAGTATTTTGAACCTTGTTAAAGCCGTTTTGGGATATCGTTCTGCAGTTAGAGATGAGCTTCTAAAAGTGATTATAAAATCAGTTATTACAGAACTCAAAGATAATAAAGGAATTGTGCTAGAACCAAAAAGCGATGAACAAGTGATGTTTATTGTAGATTTAGCAGCTTTTAGATATAAACACCAAGGCGGTGAAACAATGCCTCGTAATCTTGAATATCGTTTACGGAATTTAATCATTAAATATCGAGGTAAAAATGATGTGGGATGAAGAGATAACTTTGTTGACTCCTGATGGATATGATGAGGATAGTTTAGGGCAACAAATCCCTAAAACTAAAAAAAATATCGTTCTTGGTTATGAAAAACCAATGAATCGAGCGGAATTTTACCAAGCTGGTCAATCAGGAATAGAGGTCACGCATACTCTAGTTATTCACCCTTTTGAATATAATAATGAACAAACATTGTTATATCAGGGGTTACTATTAACAGTGGTTCGACATTATAAGACAAGTAATGAAGAACTCGAATTAGTTTGCCGTTTGAAAGTCGGTGATTCTAATGGCCAATAAAATTTCACTCAATGAATTAACTTCAGCTATTGAGAAAGAGGTTCGAAACTGGACAAAGGATGTATTAGATGATGTTAACTCAATAAAAGAGGATATTGCAAAAGAAGGGGTTAATAAACTAAGAAGTTCAAGTCCCGTTAGAACTGCGGACTATGCAACTAATTGGACTAGAAAAAAAATAAAGGTCGGCAATGAAACTAATCAAATTATTTACCAAAAAGCTCCGACCTATCGTTTGACTCATTTACTTGAAAAAGGTCATGCAAAAAGAAATGGTGGTCGAGTAGCACCGAAAGTCCATATTGCACCAGTTGAAGAAGAGCTTGTGTCTAATTATATCAGCAGGGTAGAAAAGAGGTTGAGTCAATGACGTTAGAAGAATTAAAAGTAATTCTCGACCAAACAGGTCTAAAAGTTGGCTACAGGTTATGGGCAGTTGGGCAAGCCCCACCTTTACCCTACATTCTTTACTATGTTGATGAAGAAATTGGATTTAAAGCCGATAACCAAATTTATGCCAAAAATAAGGATATAACGATTGAGTTATATTCAAACTTAAAGAATGAGCGAGAAGAGCAAAAGCTTGAGAAACTATTGGACGACAATAAAATCGTTTATGAGATATACGAAAGCTACCTTGATAGTGAAAAAATGTATCTTCGAGCTTATGAAATTAATATTTAATCAATGGAGGATTAAAAATGGGACAACAAGAAAAAAATAAAGTTGAATTTGGCCTTGAAAATGTCTATTTTGCAAGAGCAACAACAGATTTACTAAGTGGAGCAACCACTTATGAAAAACCGATTAGATGGCCAGGAGCGGTTGAGCTTTCTTTAGAAGCTAGTGGTGATTTGATTAAATTTAAAGCTGATAATATTGATTACTATATCAGCGGTAATAACCAAGGATATGATGGTAAACTCACTACAGCCCTTGTTCCTGAAGAATTTGCGACCAAAATTTTAGGAGAAGTTGTTGAAGGTGGAGTTCAAACAGAGTATTCTAATGCAGAAACTTCTCCTTTTGCTTTAATGTTCCAATTTGAAGGGGATAAAAAAGCAACTCGACATGTTTTGTATAATTGTTCAGCAAGTCGTCCTAGTGTCGGTTCGTCAACAATTGATAAAGGTGATCCAAATACAACGGAGCTTTCATTTTCAGCAAGCCCTCGTCCGTCTGATAAAGCAGTTAAAACAAAAACTCGTCCAGATACAGAGCCTACAATTTATGATGCATGGTTCAATTCCGTTTATGATAAAAATTCAAAAACGACTACCACTACAACAACTACAACTAGACACGATTAGGGAGACAAAATGGAAAAAACAATTGAAATTGGAGAGATTAAGATTCGTTTGGCTTCAAATGCAGCTACTCCATTGCGTTATAAAATGCAGTTTCATACCGATTATTTTGCGGACTTGATGAAACTTGCAAAAGCTTTGGAAACAGGAACAGAGGAAGAATTTAATTTTGATAATGTTTCTTGGGAACAGTTGTCAATGTTAAATTTGACGTTACTTTATAACTTTGTTTGGATCTATGCCAAAACTGCGGACCATTCAATTCCAGACCCTTTGGATTGGTTGGATAGTTTGGAAAGTTTGCCAATTGAAGACTTTACCAGTGAATTACAAGATTTGATTGCACATTCCATCAAATCTAAAAAAAAGTAGATTCAGGAGCGACAGCCAGTGATGAAGTGTTCACTGTCGAGTCGTTCCTTTTGCTTTGTAAGCAAGTTGGTTTATCAAGTGAAGATATGCAAGTAATGGATATTGGGGATTGTTTAGACTTTATTCAAGAGTGGGTTGATTTCAATAACCCTGATAAAGAGAATAAACGTAAGGCAACACAAGATGATTTCGACTCGTTCTAGAAAGGAGTAAAAAATGGCTAAAAAAATAAGCGGGATTACTATTGCAATAGGGGCTGATACAACTGGTGTTACTAATGGCTTGAAAGATATTGGCAAACAATCTAATTCGGTCAATAGCGAGCTTCGAGATGTAGAACGTCTTTTAAAATTGAATCCGAACAATGTTGAATTAGTCGCTCAAAAGCAACAATTACTTTCTAAACAAGTTGAATTAACTACAAAAAAACTTGATGGGCTCAAAGGCGCACAAGCAGATGTAGACCGTCAATTTAAGAGCGGTGATATTGGGGAAGAACAATATCGTGCCTTTCAACGTGAAGTAGTCGCAACCGAAGGGCGTCTAGACCACTATAAGCAATCATTGAAAGATGTAGAGTCAAGTAGTGGAGAAGCTGGAAATGCAACAAAAGGGCTTGGAGGTAAGTTTGATGAATTGGGTCAATCGGTTGAAGATGTAGGAGAAGCTGTCAAAGGTGGGGTTCTTATGGAAGCTGCCGACCATTTGTCTGTTGTAGGCGACAAACTTAAAGAGTTTTCAGGAAGTGCACAAGAAGCATTCTCAGATGTCGATGAGGGGATGGATAAAATTACAACCACCACCGGAAAGGCTTCTGATGAATTTAAAACTCAGTTTGATAATATCATTTCTTCAATGGCAGTTGATAGCTTCGAAGATGTTGGTTCTGCTTTAGGTACACTGAGCGCTCAATTTGATATGTCTGGTGACACTCTAGAAAAAAATTCAAAACTTGCTTTACAATATGCAAATATTAATGATACTGATGTAAAAACTTCTATTGAATCAGCTAAAAGTGCCATTGAAGCTTATGGATTATCAAATAAAGACTTTAGCACAGTATTAGATAGCGTAACGGCAACCAGCCAACGAACAGGTGTTGCTGTAGACTCTTTGTTTGATTCTGCTGTAAAAGGTGCGCCGCAAATTAAAGATTTGGGACTGAATTTTTCTCAAGGAACAGAATTATTAGGACAATTTAGTAAGGCCGGTGTTGATGGCGATGCAGCTTTATCTAGCTTATCAAAAGCTAGCATCATATATGCAAAAGGTAATAAGTCGCTATCGGAAGGTTTGGGCGAAACGATTGAAAAAATCAAGAATGCCAAAACTAAACAGGAAGCTCTTACAGAAGCTGCTACTGTCTTTGGAACAAAGGGAGCCTCTCGAATGGTTGATGCTATTCAAAGGGGGGCTTTCAACTTATCAGAGCTAGGAGACGTTGCTAAGAAGAGTAATGGAACTATCTCTGATACGTTTAATAAAACAGTTGATGATATTGATGAACAACAAATAGCATCACAACAAGCTAAAGTTGCTATGTCAGAGTTTGGAGCTGCAATCGCTACAGGGTTAAAGCCACTATTAGATTTACTTGTTCCTTTACTAAAATTTTTAGGGCAAGCATTTGGTAGTTTGCCTGGACCTATTAAAACAATTTTAGTGGTGATAGGTGGATTGATTATTGCGTTCACAGCCTTGATGCCTATTATTGCTTCTATGGCGGTTGGATTGCCTGCGTTAGGGGCAGTTTTAGGTATCACAGGAGCAGAAGCGGGAGGAGCAGCTATTGGATTTGGTGCATTATCTACCTCGCTACTACCAATAATTGCTATCGTAGCCGCGGTAATTGCAATAATTGCTTTAGTTGTAATAGCTGTAAAAAACTGGGGAGCAATCACCGACTGGTTTAGCGATAAATGGGACGGGCTGAAAAAATGGTGGAGTGATTTTTGGGGACAATTTAGTAGCCCAGTCGATGGTGCTTTCAAGTGGCTTGAACAATCTATAAAAACAATTTCGGCTTTCATGTTTGATTCATTCGATGATAAAGTTAATGCTATTAAGAATTTATTTAAGTTTCTAAAACTCAAGTTCCCTAAAATAGAAATCCCACATATCCCTATGCCTCACTTTTCGTTTTCAGGAACATTCAACCCCTTGAAAGGAAAACTTCCTAAGATAGGAGTAGATTGGTTCGCTAAAGGTGGGATTTTAACTAAACCAACTGTGTTTGGCCAAAACGGTAATTCACTTATGGTAGGTGGAGAAGCTGGAAAAGAAGCAGTCGCACCCTTGAGTGATTTAATGGGATATGTTGAGAAAGCGGTCGCCAATCAGATGGGGAATGCGGGAGGTGATGAGATTCACCTTCACTTGACGACTTATGGAGCAATGCCTAAAGAAACAATGGACCAAATGGCAGAATATATGATGTATAAATTGGGAGACTTAAATAAGCAGAAAGGATTTGGATAGATGCTAGATGGTTGGTTTAAAATTGGTAATCATTGGAGCGAAGAATTTCAGATGTTTTTAACTAAGCCTCCAGAAAAAAAGAAAGCTCAACGAATGATAACGCTTGATGAGGTAAGCGGAGTAAATAAACTCGTGATTACTGACAAAGGTTATTATACTAATGTAGAACATACTCTGGAATGTTTCTATGTTTCACCAGATATGCATTCAATCCAGTTTGTCGAAGATTTAATTACAAGTGCGTTAGATACTAGAGGGGAATATGTTGATTTTATCCCATATTACGACCCTAGGTATATCTATAAAGTGGTAGTTATCAATAATCCTACTTTTTCAGGGAACATCTCAGCTATGAGAGGTGTTCCTTTTACTTTTGATGTCAGCTTTGCACCTTTCAAGTATCGAGTTGGGGGAGAAAGAGCAATTGAGTTCAATAAACCTCAGAAAATTTATAATCCAGAGCGATATGAAAGTTATCCGTTAATCAAAATTTATGGTCAAGGTAATATCTCTATTTTTATTAATAATCGTGAGACGAAGTTAAAAAACATTGAAAACACGATTATTATTGATTCCAACGAGGATGTAATGGAGGTTTATAAAGAAAACAATGGTGAGTTGATTAATTTACACGATAATTTTGTAGGAAGTCAAAATTTTCCCTACTTAGATTCTGGAATGAATCAAATTTCATGGAATGGAAATGTTTCAAAAATAGAAATAGAACCGAGGTGGCAAACAAAGATATGAAACCAATTTTATATGAGCCTAAGGCTACCGATTTTGAAAATAATGGCGGAATTGCTACGCTTGCAGATTGCCGTTCTTTAAAAGTTACTGAAGAAGCTAACGGATCTTATATTGCTGAATTAACTTTTCCGATAACAACAAAATATAGTGAATATTTAGAGGATGTGAATTATCAAATCAAATGTAAGCCAAATGATTTGGATAAGTATCATGTTTTTTATATTTATACGCACTATAAAGATATGGCCACTGGTCTTTTATACGTTACTGCTAAATCTCGGACGATGAAATTAGGAAATCGGACAGTTAAAAATGTTGTGATTGATAATCAAACTGGAATTGAAGCGATGGCTCTTTTGCATGATGGAATGGATTTAGAAAGTGATATCGAAATGTTTTCTGATATCACAGCTATTTCATCTACCCATTTTGAAGTTTCTAATCCACTTGAGTGTATTAAAGGAATCGATGGTTCATTAAATCAGCGTTATGGCGGTGAAATTAAACATGAACCTAATAGAATTTCTTTACTAAAAAGACGGGGTAAAGATAATGTTACAACAATACGCTATCGAAAAAACCTCGAGGGATTCAAACTTGAGCTAAATTGGGATGGCTTATGCACCAGAATTTATCCATACGCTGATGTTCAAAATACTGATGGTAAAACCGAGCGAATCTATGGAAATAAAGTGGATTCACAATATATTGGTAATTATGATGGCGAAGTTTATGCTCGGCATATCCAATTTACGGAAGACCAAGGGGCAACTGATACTGCAACATTAAATAAAGTTGCCAGTAAATATTTTACTTCAATGAATGCAGGAGTTGACAAACCCAAAGTCAGTGCTGAAGTTAACATTAGAAAATTAGATAACCAAGCCAAGTTCAAGAACTTTAGACAGCTTGGCATTTTTGATTCTTTTACTGTTTTTCATGAGCGATATAATATTAATCTTGAAATGACCGTAAATAAAGTAGTTTATGATGGATTACTTGAACAGATTGAATCCATCGAAGCAGGTGACCCTAAATTTACATTTTTTGAAGAACAACAAAATCAGTTTACTGAAGTCATGAAAAAGGTCCCGACAAAGCAGTATAATAGTGTATTTACTGATTATGTTACGAAAATTATCAGTGGTAATGATGGAGGAAATGTTATTTGGCATCCAAAGGAACGTCCAACTGATTTATTTTTTGTTAATGGAACGAATTTGGAAGACTCAAAGCAGGTTTTACGAATTAATAAGAGTGGTATTGGTTTTAGCTCTAATGGTTGGAAGGGACCATTTAATACCGCATGGACTTTAGATGGAACATTTGTTGCTGACTTTATCAAGTCGGGAACTCTAAATGCAGACTTGATAAAAGCTGGTGTTTTATCTGGTATTAAAATTCGTTCAGTTCATCATGACTTCATTATTGAACTTGACCAAGGGAAGATTCGTTTTATTAAAAGAAATGGGTCGTCCGAAAATGAGATGTTTGCTTTTGCGCCAACTTATGTCGGTGGACAACTCCAAGGGATTAATGCAATTCAAAATCATGGTTATTCTTTCGCCTTGTCATCAAAGGGAAACAATGGAGCGCTTTTAAATGTTTTAGAAATTCCAAAAGACAGTACGGCTGAAAATCGCAAATTAAATCTTTACGGAGAAGTAAAAGTTGATGGTAACTTTTATGTTAATGGCGTTAAGATTGATACCAACGGTGGCGGAAACTCTGGTGGCGGGGGTGGCTGGAATGGAAAATATCCACCAGAAATCACAAGTGACCGTGATAAACGGTACTGGCAAATCTGGGCAATGGCAATTGGGGCTGGATTCTCTAAACAAGCGGCTGCCGCTTTACTCGGAAATGCACAGGGTGAATCTGATGCCAACCCAACGGCTGATGAGGGCGGCGGACGTCCTGGATTCGGTTATGGGGTTTGGCAATGGACGGATAGTTCAGGCGCTAGCTCTGGACGTGTTTATATGATTAACCTCATGACACGAGCAGGAGTGACTGACAATCCTGACACAATCACAGCCCAATTTAAGCTCTTGATGTGGCATGCACAAAACGGCCAATGGATTGCGAAAAGTTCTTATCCTTATTCTTGGACTCAATTCATGACATTAACGGATATTAACACAGCTGCACAAGCATTTGTATCGAACTTTGAGCGTCCATTAAACGGACACCCTGAACGTAGTACTTGGGCACAAGAGTGGTATAACAAATTTGTTAATCTTAAAATCCCAAGCGGTAGCGGAGGTTATATTGCTCCAATTTCAAGTCCTATTACCGTAACAAGTGAAATGGGTTGGAGAACTAGTCCAATCACCGGAGCGCAAGAATTTCACAATGCTATGGACTTGGTTAATGGCAATCCAACAACTCCAATCTTAGCTTCAAACGATGGTCAAGTGGTCCAAGCGGGAAGTAATTATTATAACTGGTATGGAAATTACACGGTCATCAAGCATGCGGATGGACTTTATACAGGGTACGCACATCAAAGCAGAATCGATGTTTCTGTGGGTCAAAATGTTAAAAAGGGCCAACAAATTGGACTTATGGGAGCGACTGGTCCGGTCACTGGACCACATTTGCACTTCCAATTCATGGACCAATATTGGCCATCATCAAACGCTCACTTTAAGAATCCAAGGGATTATATCAAATTTTAGAAAGGGTCTATTATGACAGAACATTTTATAACACTGTCCACCACAGAGCCTAATAACAATGTCGGTATTGTTAAATTGAGACATGCGGACGTGAATAGTCAAGCCATTGTTGCTCAAATCGTAGAGAACGGTCAACCTAAGAACTTTGAAGGCTTACAGCCGTTCTTTTGTTTAATGGCGCAAGAAATTACAGGGCAAGGGGTGTCAGAAGAAGCAGTCATTTCATTTGATGCGACTAAAGGGACACTGACCTATATTGCCAGTGATAATGCACTCCAAATGGTTGGACGAAATGAAGCTTATTTTAGCTTTAGGAAACAAGCTGGTGATCAGTGGATTGAACAGTTTTCTACTCGAACTTTCCATTATATCGTTGAAAAGTCGATTTATTCGCAACCTTTCAAAGACTCAAACTATTGGTGGACTTTCAAAGAGTTAAATCGAATCTTTAACCAATACATTGAAGATGGTAAAAAGAGCTGGGAAGAGTTCGTGGAAGCCAACCGTGAAATTCTTGAATCCATTGATCCAGGTGGTCAGGTGCTTAGCGAGTTGATAAGGTCAAGGAAGCCGGAGGAAGCTGTTTCGGCATATCCAGACCTGCCGACTAGGCTAGATAAACAAATCGGAAAAAACACTGATTTTAGGTCATTCGAATCGGATAAATCGTTCATGGCCAGGGTTTATAACGAATCTGCTGAACGCGGCTTAAACGTGAAGTGGTTTGGAGCAGTTGGGGACGGAGTTGTAGATGATACATTATCTATTCAAAAAGCAATTGACTACGCAATTACGACAAGAATAGGATTTGTATTTGTTCCACCAGGGCAATATCTAATTTCAAATCCTATAAGAATTTATAAAAGAACAATGAGACTGGAAGGTGTAAATTGTTTCGATTCAAGATTCATTGTGGCTCCTAATTTTAATGGCGGTCAATCTTTTTCTCCTATAATCAAAATTGAAGATGAAGACGGAATTAGCCCTTTGGATAATATCACTATAAGTAAATTGGGATTTGATGCGACTAAGGACACTGTTAGTACGCGAGGAATTTGGTTTGAAAATCTGATTTACACTTGCTCTTTTGAATTTTTGTACTTTGATTCTTTTAGCGCAAGCGTCATTAGGTCAGAAAGAGTTGCGGGAGAGATGATTTCATTCAATCAAATCCGCGTGCATCCTAAAAAAATTAGCCGTGTTGAAGAAACCATGTATTTTACCAGACTTGCAGAATCTACTTTCACTAATAATAGACTTTTTGCGAAAGAAAATGGATATACAGTTGATAGTACTTTTGTGGGTATGATGTTTAATAATTGCTCTACTATAAATTTGGTTAACTCCAATTCTTTTTTCTATCATGATGCAGCTCCAGCGATTAAAATCATTGGTAATACAACTAACATTGGTGGTTATAACATCGAAGGCTGTCTATTTGAAAACAATAAACACGAATACACAATTTGGGTAGAGGGAGAAGGTCCTGGTTCGGGAGCGTTAGAAGCGGTTAACATTAATAACAATTTCAGCAAAATAGCAGCAGTAAATATTTATCTTAAAAATCTAATCTTTTCAAATGTACAAGCAATTGGACTTGGTAAAGTAGTCTTGGACGGTTCTTCAGTAGGTAACACAATAGAGATTAATAGCTTCAAAGGCTCTAAAATGGTAGATAATACAACTACCCAAAGAAATGTAGCTTTAGATATTTATAGCGACGGCTACAATAGTCAAACTTTCAGAGTTGCAGATAGTTCAGGACGATATTCCGCTCTTAAAACTACATCGGCTGGAGCTGTCTTAGCGTTGGGACGGAGTTCGGACGAAGTAATCATCAGATATGATAGCGGCAACGGAACTGAAGGGAACAGGTCTGCTAGAGTGCTATTGGCTGGAGTGGACGTAGGTCGATTCACTCGACAAGGTTTCATTCCATTTGTAAAAACTACAACAGGTGCGCCGCCGATAGACGGAACAATAAATGGCTCTATGTGTATCAATACTGCAGATAATAAATTGTATGTGTTTATCAATGGTTGGAAGTCTATTTCTTTAGCCTGAAAACCATTAAATAAAATCATATCAAATTTGGTGGACAATTCCACTTATATTTATACTTCTGTGCCACTTGATTAATAATGAAAGGAAAAATAAAAATTGGAGTATCAATTATTAGAAAGTAGGGGTTATGGAGGAGCAAGCATGGCGAGAAGTGCTCGAACGATTAGCTCGAATTGAAACAAAGTTGGATAACTATGAAACAGTTCGGGATAAAGCAGAAAGAGCACTTTTAATAGCCCAATCAAATGCAAAACTTATAGAAAAAATGGAAGCCAATAATAAGTGGGCTTGGGGCTTTATGCTTACTCTTGCCGTAACTGTTATTGGATATATAATTACTAAAATACTTTAAAAGGAGTCCCAATGAGTTTAGATAATTTCAAAAAGCAAACTATTACATGGGATATGATTAACCAGGAATTTGAACATCCTATTCAAATTATGGAGGGAGATGTCAATGCAAGAACGCTACTTCTTAAGATAACTGATAATGGTTCTGTACTTGACTTAACAGGTTATTCAGTAAAATTAACCTATCAATATATGTATAAATCTCAATCAGGTTTTATTATGTTGACTCCTAATGATATATCCAAGGGAGAATTCACGCTTATAATTCCTACTGAGATGACAGTATCAGGATTAATAAAATCAAATTTAATACTTCTAAACGAAAGTTTAGAACAAGTTATTGTCAGTAAGAATTTAACATTTATATCAGATGATTCTACAGTTACAGATTTAGCTCGAGAAGTGAATAATAATATTGATGATTTTACAAAATTATTATTAGGAAAAATGCCACAAGTTTTGCGTAGTGAGTTGAATGATTTACAGGCTAAAACTGATTCAAATAAGAGTAATATTGAGCTTAAAGCAAATTTAGCTGATATGACGAGCTTACAAAGTGCAATGACAGAGCTTAAAAATGAAGTAGAAGCATTTGGTATTAGTCCTGAAAATTTAGTTACTATAAAATCGCTATTAGACGCAATCGCAAGTAAAGCCAGTGAATCAGAAGTTGTTGAGCTAATAAATTCAGTAAAAGTTTTAACAAGTAACATTTCTCTGATGAGTAACGGAGATTACTCCCCTAAAGCTAATCAAACGGATTTAGAAAGTTTACAGCATACTGTTAATAATCAATCGGTGACTGTTTCAACAAAAGCTAATCAAACGGACTTGGATAACTTACAAGCAAAGGTAAATCAAGCTGAAACTGATGTCAAAACAGCAATAACAAAGGCTACCGAAGCGCAAGCGAACAGTTTACCACTTAATGGCAATGCGGTCAGTGCAAGTAAATTGGAAACAGCTAGAAAACTTAGGGTAAATCTTCAAACTTCTGCATATCAAAATTTTGATGGGACTGCTGATGTAGATAATATTGGGATTGTAGGGGCACTTCCTATTGCAAATGGAGGTACTGGCAATCCAAGCGCTTATGCTTATGGGTTGAATTGCAATATTAATACAACTGATTTTAGTTCTGGAATGAATATTTATACTAGAGCTGTCAATACAAATCAAGCTAATATGTTTATATTGCAATCTGTATGGGCTAAAAATGCACCGGCAAGCGGAGTGTATATAGTAATTTGTAGCGTTACAAAGTATAATGCTAATGGAAACATAAGTATGACTGCTCTAGCAAATGGAACAATTTATACTGCGACAGTTCCTTATACTTATACTGAGCCAACTACAAACACTCAAGCCATTTATACTACTACAGCTACACCAAATTGGGTTAAAGTTTTAAACGAAAATGGAAAAGGCACTGACTATGCACAACCGCACCCAGTTGGTTCAGTAGTCACAAATAACTCAAACTCATTATCTGGCTACACGACCGGAACATGGGAAAATATCGGTTCAGCAGTAGTTGGTTCAACAACAATATATTATTGGCAACGCACTGCATAAAAATATAAAAAATAGGAGAAAAAACATGAAAACAATTGATAAAGGAACACTTACACGTACAGTTTTGCTTTGGTTAGCTATCATTAACCAAATTCTAACAGCACTGGGTATTAATCCATTGCCTCTTGATGATAATACTGTTAGCACTGTAATTACAACAGTTTTTGCACTTTGGGCTTGGTGGAAGAATAACGACTTCACTCATGCAGCCAAAAAAGGAACTGAACTTACTAAAAGTTTGAAAAATGGAGACAGTGTTCAAGTGGTTAAAGCATCTGATGCTGACCATGAATTCACAGAAGGAGGCGAATAATGTCAAGTATTGAAAATATGATTGCATGGATGCAAGCTCGAAAAGGTAAAGTTACTTATTCAATGACTTCGAGAATGGGGCCAAATAGTTATGATTGCAGCTCGTCAGTATTCTTTGCCATGATTGCTGGTGGTTTTCTGTCAGCAGGTTCAATGGGAAATACTGAAACCTTGTTTGGAATGTCAGGAACAAAACTGAAAGAAATTAGTCGAGGAGAAGTGCAACGTGGCGATATTTTCATTTCAGGCACTCCAGGAGGTTCGGCTGGCTCTGACGGACACACCGGTATCTTCCTAAGCAATGGCTCATTCATTCACTGCTCTTACACTCACAATGGAATTGCGGTTGATACGAATGATGCTTATATGAGTACAAGATTGCCACATCACTTTTACAGAATTGTTGGTTCAGGTTTAGCAAATACTGACAGTAAGCCTCAAATGGTTACATTAAATGTCGATGGTCAATTTGGAAATGCGACCGCTAAACGATTGCAAGAATATTTTGATACAGCTGGTAAAGATGGAGTAATCAGTCACCAGTACAAACAAACCTTTAATCAAAATATTTATGCGGCACAGTTTGATTCATCACTGACAGGCTCAAACGTGGTCAAAGCATTGCAAAGATTTTTAGGCATTGGCCAAGACGGACTGTTTGGTCAAGGAACTATCAAAGCTTTACAGAAGCATCTTGGAACAACGCAAGACGGAACTATCAGCCCAGTTTCTGATTCTGTTAGAGAATTACAACGTCGATTAAATGCGAATAAATTGTAGGAATTAACCCCGCTTCGGCGGGTGTTTTTTTGTTTGTTGTAAATTTACAACAATACTATCAGAAACATAATGATATGTTGTAATTTTGTTGTACGAGTGTTCAATGATGACGAACCTTGGTTTGTCGGAAAAGATGTAGCCAAAATACTTGGTTACGCAAACACAAAAGATGCATTGTTGAAACATGTTGATGATGAAGATAAGCTGGGGTCGCAAATTACGACCTCAGGTCAAAAGCGAAATATGGTAGTCGTCAACGAATCTGGTTCATATAATGTTCCTATTCCAAAAATACTTTTTTCATAAAGTTTATCCTAAGCGTCCCTCTCCTAACTGGGGCGCTTTTTTCAAGCTATAATATAGTCGGGATGTTTGTGAGATTTCATCCTATTCCTAGAGTCAAGCCATTCTTCGGAGTGGCTTTGGTCGTTCATTATTTTCTTTAATCTCATTTGAGAGTTTTCTTTTTTCATGAACTTATTATAAAAACATTTATAAAAAAGTTCAAACTTTTTATAC